TATCGTATAACCAGTGATAGCTTTGTATTGCCCGGCGAAACTGGGGAAGCTGATGCACACATGGATCCTGTGGACTTGGCTGAACTAAGAAAGTTAGCTGGTATACCTACAGTAACAGAAGACCATCAAGTACAAACAGATCAACCATCAATGAGCCCAGTTGGTAGTAATATTAGCATCACTGGCAATGAAAAACAGCAATTAGAAAAGAAACACGGAATTCGTCCCGGAACAGACGAATGGTTTAAGTTATGGTTTAGTAAACCATACTTAACAGGGGAAAAGCCCATCGGAGATGAGCCTGCCCCTAAAATCAAGAAGCGTTAACCACTTCCTTCTCAATGCCTAAATACTGATACCAACTCGGGTGTCTTACAGTAAACGGGCGATTCTTCCATTTACTAACTAAACTATAATAGTCTGGCTTGTACGGCATACGCAGTGGTGTTTGTAGTTTGCTACCTTTACGATGGTTGCAAGGCTTACATGCAGTCACTGAGTTTTCCCAATTGGTCTTGCCGCCGCTGGCACGAGGGATCACGTGATCTAAGGTTAAATCTTTATGATCAAATGTTTCGTTACAGTATTGGCAAGTATATAAGTCGCGTAGGAATAAATTACTTCTACTAAACTTAACTGATTTTTTGTAGTTAAAGTATTCTGTAGTTACACAGACACTTGGCACTTGGATAGTTAAACGTTCACTACGTATTACCCAATTGTCGTAGGTTTCTAGAACTCGAACACGGTCCAAGAACATCAGTTTGATAGCTTGTTGCCATCCAATTACGCTTAACGGCAATATTGAAATTGGCTCGTAATTTGCGTTTAGTAGTAGAGTGTCAGACATTAAATATACTTATATGAGTAAAAGTTTAGAAGGGGTTTTAGTAAAACCCGCCCACACAAAAGAAAGTTACACAGAACAGCAAATTCTTGAAATTGCTCGATGTGCTGATCCGGTTGACGGCCCGCAGTACTTCATGGATAACTTCTTTTTTATACAGCACCCTACCAAAGGTAAGATGTTGTATCACCCGTTTGAGTATCAAAAGAAACTTATAGATACTTATCACAATTATAGATTCTCTATCAGCCTAATGCCAAGACAAACGGGCAAATCAACTAGTGCCGCAGGCTACTTATTATGGTATGCTATGTTTGTTCCGGATGCAACTATTTTGATTGCGGCTCACAAATATACTGGTGCACAGGAAATTATGCAACGTATACGTTATGCTTACGAACTGTGCCCTAATCATATTCGAGCAGGCGTAACCAGCTACAACAAAGGTAGTATAGAATTTGAAAACGGGTCACGTATTGTAAGTCAAACAACAACCGAAACAACAGGTCGTGGTATGTCTATATCATTACTATACTGTGACGAGTTTGCGTTCGTAAGACCCACTATTGCCAAAGAGTTCTGGACTTCAATATCACCTACACTAAGCACTGGTGGCAAGGCCATTATTACATCAACTCCAAACAGCGACGAAGATCAGTTTGCTATTATCTGGAAACAAGCCAACAAGAACATTGATGAGTTTGGTAACGAAACAGCATTGGGCGTTAACGGTTTCCGTCCATACAAGGCACACTGGAGTGAACACCCAGACCGTGACGAGCAATGGAAAGCAGAAGAAATGGGACGTATTGGCGAAGAACGATTCCGTCGAGAACACGAGTGCGAGTTCTTGATCTATGATGAAACACTAATTAATGCTATTACTCTACTAGAGCTTGCACCCATTGAGCCAATCGAGCGACAAGGTCAAGTACGTTGGTTTAAACGACCACAGGCAGGCAACACTTATCTTGTTGCATTAGACCCAAGTCTGGGTACAGGTGGTGACCCATCGGCTATACAGGTGTTTGAGTTACCTAGCATGATGCAGGTAGCAGAGTGGCAACATAACAAAACCCCTGTACAAAAACAAGTTTATATCCTAAAAGAAATCTGTAACCATATTTACGAACAAACAGGTAGCGAAACTGACATATACTATAGTGTAGAAAACAACACATTAGGTGAAGCCGCTCTTGTGACTATTCAAGAAATTGGCGAGGAAAACATACGTGGCACATTCTTAAGTGAGCCAAAACGTGCAGGTGTTGCCCGTGGATTCCGCAAAGGATTTAACACCACAAACAAGAGCAAAATTGCCGCTTGTGCTAAACTAAAGTCTTGGGTAGAAACTCGTAAGATGCACTTAGCAAGTAAAAACTTGTTAGGGGAACTAAAAACGTTTGTGGCACAAGGTATGAGTTTTGCGGCCAAACCTGGGGAAACAGACGACTTGGTTATGGCTCTTATATTAATAGTACGCATGGCACAGGTAGTAAAGGGCTTTGATGCTAACTTAGATGAACAGCTAAGGGACGCAGATGACGAGTTTATTGAACCCATGCCGTTCATAATGATATAAGCTAAATATACAATATAGGTTATTATCATGCGTGAAATTGACAAAATTGCAAGTAGTTTATTTGAAAAGATTCGTAGCCGTTTCGAGCACGTAAACGTTGGTGACGAAAACGCCAAGAGTACACAGGACCCTGAAAAAGCACGTTTCTTTAACTTTGACTATGTAGCCAAAGATGGGGTAAACTTTGGTAATGTTACTGTTAGTTTAATTGACAGTGAAAGTCTAAAAGTTTATTTTGGCAAAAACATCAGCCAGGACATGGACGAAACACACCAGGACGCTTGGTTTGGATTTTTACGCAGTCTTAGACAATTTGCAAAACGTAACATGTTAAAATTTGATACTCGCGATATTGCACGTAGCAACTTACAGTTAAAAGATATCAAACAGCAGAGCAAGTCAGATTCAACCCTAGACGCCGCCGATGTAAAGGTAACAGAAAGCAAATTATACGGCACAAGCCGTAGCAGTTACCAAGAGTGCGGTCCTACAAAAATTATTGTTAGACACAGTAAAAATGTTGACGAAGAAGTACGTGGATCACGTTCACGTAATATCGAAAGCGTTTTTGTTGAAACACATTTAGGTGAGCGTAGGTTACTTCCTTTTACTAATTTGCACGGTGCTCGTGCTATGGCACGCCACATGAGCGAAGGTGGAACATTAGAAGACGAAATCGGCGAAAGCGTTTGCCGCATGGTAGGGGAAATGGCCGCTATGAGTCATTTTGTTCGCGAAGCTAAACGTCGTCAATTTGAAGATAAAGAAACAGATGCAATGGCCAAGGCCGCTGTTCAGCATTATTCACAATTAAAAAACAAATTACGCCATTTGGGTGGACGTCGCGGATACAATCACTACAAAGAAACCTTTATGCCTGAAATGGACATTGAGGAACAAGTTGATGTTGACGCATTGCGTGAGCGTTTTGTTAAAAAGATTTACGATGATCGTTTTACAGAAGCGTTACCTTATGTATATCGTGCGTATAAACAACAACAGTCTATGCAAGAGTCTGATCTAGCCAAACAGTTTGAAGCCTGGGCAGATGAAATTACAGAAGGCACATGGGCAATGCCCGATACCGATGATGCTATTGCTAACTTAGATGAGATTATGGCCGCACCATTGGAAGTTGGTATGGATGGCAGTAACGCAACAGGCGCATTATACGACATCATTGGCGATGACCAATTGTTCGATAACATTTCCGAATTGGCCGACACTGAAGGCGACAAAGCTGATGCCCGTCCGTTAGTACTAGATTGGTTGACCCAAAACAATCCAGAATTGGCCGCTAAGTATCAAACAGCCATGCAACCACAGCAACCACAACCAAACCAAACTGTAGCAACCACTACAGCCGAACCAAGTGCGCCACGAGGACAAATTCCTTCTGAGAGCACAGATGGTTTGGACTTCTTACGTAGTCTAGCTGGCATACGCAAGTAATACCAAAACTACTTTGTCCAAAAGGCACATTTTTGTGCCTTTTCTTTTGACTTGTATAAATATATTAGCGTATACTACGGTATGTGCATTAAGACCAACTTAAATTATCATGGCACATTTTATAAAGGAAAAACATCATGGCAATGACATTAGCAGAAATTCGTGCAAAACTTCAAGCAACAGAGAACCGCGGACAAGGCGGTAACAGACCACAAGGCGACAATGCAATTTACGCTCACTGGAACATTCCAGAGGGTAGCACAGCTCGCGTAAGATTCCTTCCCGACGCAAACGACAAGAACAACTTTTTCTGGGTTGAACGAGCAATGATCAAACTACCATTTGCTGGTATTAAAGGTCAAGCAGATTCGAAACCTGTAGAAGTACAAGTTCCTTGTGTGGAAATGTGGGGCGAGGCATGTCCTGTGCTTGCAGAAGTACGTACATGGTTTAAGGACCCGAACCTAGAAGATATGGGTCGTAAATACTGGAAGAAACGCAGTTACTTGTTCCAAGGCTTTGTTCGTGAAAACGCATTGCCAGACGACAAGGCTCCAGAAAATCCAATTCGTAGATTTGTGATTAGTCCACAAATCTTCAACTTGATCAAGAACGCATTAATGGATCCAGAAATGGAAAACCTACCAACTGACTATGCGGCAGGTCTTGATTTTAGCATTAAGAAAACTAGCAAAGGCGGTTACGCAGACTACAGCACCAGCACATGGTCACGTAAAGAAACTTCTTTAACTGAAGCAGAAGCGGCAGCTATTGAAAGTTTTGGTTTGTATAACTTGGCAGACTTCTTGCCTAAGAAACCTAGCGATGTTGAATTAAAAGTTATCAAAGAAATGTTCGAAGCAAGCGTAGATGGACAACCATACGATCCAGATCGTTGGGGTGCTTACTACAAGCCAGCAGGCTTTAAAGCTGAATCTGCGGGTAACGATGATGCAGGTACAACTGCTCCGGCACCAGTAGCACAAGCTCGTCCAGCTGTTGCTCCAGCTCCTGTAGCTGAAGATACTGCTCCGTTTGATGTTGATGAGCCATCTGCTCCAGCACCAACAGCACCAGTATCTGCTCCAGCCGCAGGTGCATCAAGCAAACGTGCCGAAGACATTCTAGCAATGATTCGCAACCGTCAAAAGTAATGCTTGTGTCGAGGGGTGGTGACGGCCCCTCTCTTTTATTCAACTAAGGAATTCGATATGGCAATTACAAAACCATTTGATGTAAGTAAATTTAGAAAGTCCATCACTAAAAGTATTGATGGCATTAGCGTTGGCTTCCGTGACCCAGACACATGGATTTCAACAAACAATTACGCACTTAACTATTTGATCAGCGGCGACTTCCATAAGGGTATTCCTATGGGCAAGGTTACAGTATTTGCTGGCGAGTCAGGTGCAGGTAAATCCTTTATTTGTTCTGGTAACATTGTTAAAAATGCACAGGAACAAGGCATTTATGTTATCCTAGTGGATACAGAAAACGCACTAGACGAAGCTTGGTTACATGCGTTGGGTGTTGATACAACTGAAGATAAATTGCTCAAACTCAACGTAGCAATGATCGATGACGTTGCTAAACTAATCAACGACTTTGTAAAAGAATACAAAACACTACCAGAAGATCAACGTCCTAAAGTATTGTTTGTACTCGACTCCCTAGGCATGATGCTAACACCAACAGACGTTAACCAATTTGAAGCAGGTGACTTAAAAGGTGACATGGGTCGTAAGCCTAAGGCACTAACAGCACTTGTTCGTAACTGTGTTAATATGTTCGGTTCATATGGTGTTGGTATGGTTTGTACTAATCACTCATATGCTTCACAAGATATGTTTGATCCAGATGACAAAATCTCAGGCGGTCAAGGCTTCATCTA